TTCGGGAATTCGGTTCCTTCGGAATACAAGCACGCGACCGGCGCGGCGGTCTCGACATACGAGCGGTTCCAGAGCGGGAAGGACAACGCAGGCGGGGCGGGTTTCGCCGGGGCGTCGAGGGAGTGGATCGCAGGTGACGGCGGGGACGCCGGAGGTGGGGACTACGACGGTGGGGATGCCGGGGATCTGCTGGTTCGGCCTGGAACTGGCGGAGCATTGGCGGGGGCCGGGAGCGATGGCGCTGTTGGGAATTTTGTCGTTTGGGATGGAACTACTAAATTCTTCAAGGTAAGCCGGGATGGATTAACTACTATATCCGCGCCTGATATTCGAAACGTCTCGTCAGATATTCTCGTATTAGAAAACCCAACACTGGCGGATGATACTTATACTGTCCAAATGTCTCCAAGAATTCGTTGGCATGGCAGCGCAAGAAATACGGCGGGAGGCCATACTACAGAAACCCACGACTGGATTCAGGAGGTTCTGCCAGCGACTGCGGCGGGGGCGACGAGCAGCGCGCTCAAGTTCGGGCACAGCCTGAACGGCGCGGCATATAACTACCGCATGACGCTGACTTCCGATGGGACGCTCAGCGGGTTTGCGACAGGGACGGCGAGTACGTCTTTCACTACCCCCACGCTGAACTCGCTCGTCAATAATGCGACCCTTACTGTGCAATCCCGCACCTTCACCGCCGCCGACTCGGCCGTCGAAATGGCGACCGGCACGATGACGCAGGGCGACGGCATGACCTTCGTCGGAATTATGGTCCGCCCGACGTATAGTCAGAGCGGTACGGCAGCGGCTTCCGATTTCGTGGTGAGCAGGAGAGAGAACAGTGTCGGCACGGGAAACCAGTTCCTCGCGGATTTCGGCACGAACACGGACGGGACTTACAGCACGCATTCGAGTAAGTTCTACGTCACGAATGCCGGAACTATGATCGCGGGTAGTTCGACGGCTACGGTTCACAAAATCATTGGGACAAATCTCCAGGTGTGGCACGGGGACGAGGGGAGCGGGGATTATATTGAAGTCAAGCACACAGCAGCGCTAGGGGCAATCAATACCCAAACGGGTGAACTGCATCTCCAAATGGGTGGAGTAGCAAAATTCAAGTTCACAAACACTATTTTTTATCCAGCCGTTGTTAATACGCATTCTTTTGGGGCTGCCGGAGCGCCATGGCTTAATGGCTTCGTAGGCCAAGACACCGTCACCGGCCCCGTCTCCACCTCCGGCCTCTACCTCGGCCTTGCGCAGGAAGCGCGCATCCGCTGGAACAAGGACGCGACGGGCTACCCTGCTGCTTGCTTGATTCTCGGGCTGGAGGCGGTGGGCACTGCGGCCAAAGATCGTCTCGCGTTTTCGAGCGCCACCACGATCGGACAGGGTTTCAAGGCGCTTACCAATGTGGATGGATCGGATACCTATATCGCTACTCAATCCGCTCTCGACAACGACAAGCGCGGCGGTAATCTTTATTTCGAGTTGGGTGCAAAGCACGGGACCGGGGCCGATGGAATCATGTACGTTTATTCTGGAGCGGTTCTTATTGCGACCTTCGGGAATGCGGAGTTCGGGGTTTTCGGGTCGGCGAGCGCTCAGGCAGGACATATCGCTGATCCGACTGGTGGAACAACGGTTGATACCGAAGCCCGGGCGGCAATCGCTTCACTTCTGACGGCGATTGAAAATTACGGGCTGCTCGCGGCGGCCTAAACATGAAAGGGACGACCATGCGGCTCTTCAAGATTGGGATTCCCGAAGATCTTTGGACCCGCTTCGAGAACTCGTTCCGGGCCACGGCCGCAGACTACCTCGTCAATTCCGAGGGCGCTCCGCTCTCGAAGCCGTCCGTCGAGGACATCGCGACCGCGGAGGCGAACGCCGTCGCCGAGACAGAGAGGCGTGGCCTCCAGTGGTTGAACGTGTTCGTGGTCAACGGCGTCCGCGATCGCGTGATTTCCGAGGCGAACGCCAAGGTTGCGGACGACAACAACGCCGTGGCCCTCGAAGGGCTGGAGCTGAGGAAGACCCTCCAGGCCATGACTGCCCTGGTGGAGAAATTGTAGAACACGCGCTACTCTGAGGGCGGCTTTAGATGCCCAAGACCGTATCCGTTGCGCGCCGGTGAACGTGCCCGGCGCGATGTTCAAGTCCCGGGGAAGTTAAAGTAGCCTTCGGCCGCGCGCCGACGCGGCGCAAGCAATGCCCAGCGACCGAAAAAACCTGAAGAAGATGGACCGCCGGGCGCGGCGCAAGCGAAAGAAGGCAGAGCGCAGAAAGGGGCGCAAGACTATGAAACGCATCAAAATTCCGACAGACCTCATGATCAAGGGCGTGGACGGTAACGAGAGGGAACACTCGTTCAAGAAATTCCTGACCATCGCAATCGAGTCCAACGAAAAGTTCGGAAAGGGCTTGGCGAACATAAAGCGCGGCATGGCGCTCTCCAAGATCATCGAGAAGAACTGCCATGGAGATTCGATCGTCCTGGAGAACGCTGACTACGACTCCATCCGTGAGAGCATCGACAACGCACAGTGGCTCCCTCCGATCATCTTCCAGATGCTCCCGTTCATCGACGCGTTCGAGGGCGCGGAGACCTTCGAGGTGAAGGCCGAGGAGCCGAAGACGGATGATGAGACAGATAAACCAAAGGAATAGGGTTGTCCTAACAGATTTTCGTGTAGTGGACGACCATGGCGAACTCGGCGGTCTCGCGGACTACGATCATGTTCAGTCTTTACTGATCAATGGTTTTTGGAGCGATGACCGGAAATCTGGTCGTTGCGAACGCGGCTCCAGGAATTGTTTTCAAGATATTGAAGTTGGACATGATGCATAAGGCACTCAAGCAGTTTGTCCTCTTCATTACGAGAAGGAAAATGTTTGATCTCCAGCATCCGAGAGCCGTGCGGTTCGAACTTCAAATTAATCGATCGGTATTTTTTGAATGTCAAATAGACCGAAAGGCGACATTTGTTTCTTATGTTACACGTAGGCCACGCTTTACGTTGAATATCGATCCGATAGAGGTCTGAGATGGCGCAGGACGAAATTCGTAAAGGCGACATTGGCACCGTTCTTGAGTGTCTAATCAAGGATGGTGTCGTCATCGTTCCCCTCACGGGCTACACGATTGCTAACATCATTCTTCAGAAGCCAGATGGGACCATCGTGACTAAACCGGGCGTCGTTCCTGTGCCCGAGACGCAGGGTCTTGTAACCTATACTACTACGGCCTTGTCCGATCTTGATCAGACGGGGTGCTGGCAGATACAAGCTCACATTGCGATTCCTGGAGGGGATTGGAAATCTGATATCGATACCTTTAAAGTTCATCCGAATTTGGTGTGATGGCGCTGATTGGAACGGTGAAACGTGGAAGAAATTTCGCTCCTCCAGGCGGTTGTCAACGGCGGTCCTGCGCTAATCCTGGCCATTGGGTTGGTTGTGGTCTGGAGGACCTGGAGATCTGATATCACGGAACGTCGAGTGGCCCAAGATGACCTCCGTCAATGCCTGAAAGAAGTTCAGGAGCAGCGCGTTCAGGATGCGCAGAACTGGTCCGAAAAACATAACGCCTTGGTGGATAAGATCAAGGAAACGCTTGTAAACCTTGACAATTTCACCAAGACGGTAGAGAAGGTTCTTTCAGGAGGACACAATGCATAAGCCTGACAATGGGAAGGCTCATGCATCGAGGGAGTCTGCGGACGAAGTCATCGAAGAGCAAAGGCGCGTTGATGACCGTATAAAAAACATCGAAGAGGCTTCCTCCGATGTGCAGTCAGATTTTTTTGAACTGCATAATAGAAAGATGAAAGATCTTCGCGTCAGGACATTGGTCCTGAAGAAACTCAACGGGGGTCTAACGTTGTCAGAAGAAGAAGAACTGCATCTGCTCAAAAGGTGACAGATGGGATATACCACGACTGGCTTGCTTCGCGAGAGACTCGATAGCTGCGGCGAGGGCTATGAGGATAAGGTCCTTCAGCGTCTCATCGACTCCGCTTCGCTTTTCATTGAATTTGTTACCGGTCTATGGTTCGAATCCAGGAATCTTGTCTTGAAGCTCGATGGTCGAGCAACTCAGATCCTGCAAGTTCCAGTTCCGATCATAGATGTTACAAAAATAGAAGTTGTGGATCCTTATTACATTCCATCATCGGAGGAGATAGAGATTACCTCCGTGGTAGTCTACAATCGTCATCTCACGCAAAATCTATCGAATCCAGATGATCGTCAGAATCCTAAGCTCACTTTCGTGACATCGGCATATGGGACTCATCCCCTTTCGCTCGCTGCATGGCCGAAAGGCTTCCAGAACATTCAGCTGACCGGATCTTTTGGGTATACCGATTACGATCCGAGTCTCGGCGGATTGAATCCTCCGGGTGTCACGCCTCCCATGATCAGGGAACTTTGTGAGAGGCTCTGCCTTCGAGATCTTCCATCGTCGCCGGGAATGGCGATCGCCGGTCCGAATGATCCATCCTGGTATGAACGTTGGATGAGATCTCAGGGAAGGGTGACCCAGGAGAAAGTCAGGGATCAATCAATAAGCTATGCTGCACCGGGTTCCTATGATGGCAACATTACGGGAGTGATTACGGGTGATCCTTGGATAGATATGATGTTGCTTCAGTTTTCCAAGACTTCAATTATGAGGGCATATTAGGTGTTTCAACGCGGACGTCTCATCTTTCCGGTATATGTCACGATTCGTAGGCTCGATACGGTGGCTACGGAGACCGCTGGGGGTTATGATCAGATATTCCGTGAGACAACGCTATCGCCTACGATTGATGGAATAGGAGCTGACGGCAGAACCGATAAACCGGAGGTGACGATTCCTTGTCAAGTCGAAGACAAGGACATGTTTGAAGCGCTGAATATGGTGCAGCAGGGAAATTCTCCTCGTTCTCGTATTCTGTTGACTTTTCATCTGTCGGATCTCAAACGCTTGAGTTTGTGGGATGAATCGTCTGAATGGGGAGGACGTGCCAAGTTGAAAGTTGGAGATCGTGTCGTTGGTTTTAAAGATCGATACAACCAGCAACTTTTCAATGTTCCAGAGAATCCGGGCTTGTATATCGAAGAGATTATGCCTACTGGATTTCTGTCAACCCAAAATTTGATCGTCTGCGCGATAGGTGACAGGGCCAAGGGCGATTCACGGGCTGGTGGTTAACAATGCCGAAACGGAAACTTTTGAAATTGTCCGGTCCGTGGGGCCGCGTCTCGAAACTTCTATTACGTGCTCGTCGCGATACCAAGAAGGGTCTCAACGCCGCCATCAGAAAAGAAGCCTACAGATGGGCGCGTGAAATGATCATGCTGATTAGCCGTGGAGGCCCGGGTTATTGGCCTGAAAATTCCGAGATAACGGTTTACTGGAAGCATTCTCGTCGGCCATTGGTCTGGAGTGGAGGGTTGCGGAGGGCTATTAATGTTTATTCGAGGGGCTGGGGTAGATGGTTTTGTGGAGTTCCCACCTCAGCCAGGAATGCCAGAGGCGATAGTTACGCAGACATCGCTGCAACAATGGAATACGGTCATGTCAATCTGGTTCAAACGGTAAAATCTTCCCAGATTAAAATGTTCGCAAAACTTAAAAAGGCTGGCCTAATGGCTATGATTCCGGCCATTGGTTCCACTGTGAGGCCCCATTCTCCCAGTCGACCGTTTGCTTCTCCTGTATATGAAAAGATGAAACCGGGTATGGTGAAGCGTATCATGAAAGATCTGTCTCTCAATATTCTCAAGGGTGCAGCCGCAGAAATTGAGAGAAAAGCGTAATGGCTTTAACCGTTACGAGTGTGACACCTCCTACCGGCTTGACCGGAGGGAGAGAGTTTGTTCTAATCCAGGGGACTGATTTCAACATAAGCGTCGATGTTGATGGCCATTCAAGAATGGAAGTTTATTTCGGAACGGAACTGGCCACGCGAGTAAGGGTGAGATCGGCTACTGAACTTGATTGCCTGACTCCAATTCATGATCCTGGTTCCTACGATGTGAAGGTGAAAGATTTGGACGCGGTCGTAGAAGACGTGCTTGTAGATGGCTTCGACTTCGGGAGACCGGTGATCGGTGACCAAGCCGTGAAATCGGATATTGTTTATGTAATCGACACTCTCGTCACGGAAATGAAACGTCAAATCATCGAGGAGATAATCGTAGGAACTTCGGTCGATTATGATCCCGACACCGATGAAGGTTTTCATATTGTTGGGCTTTCCAAGGTTCCTGCGATAGTTCTTGATGGCCCAAGAATTTATAGCAGTGGAGGTCCTTTCCATAGAACCGGGGAACAAATCGAAGAGGTTTCCCCTGGAATTGGAAGGAAAATAATAGCCCAGGATATTTGTAATTTTGAATTCACTCTCAGTGGGGTTGATGACCATAAGATAAGGCTGTTGAATCTTTTGCGTGAAGTTATTTCGTTCTTCAGGCGTAACGAAATACTCAGAATACGAAGGGATCCGTTGGATCCGAATTCAATTCTCGAAGAGATTGAGATGCATCCTCCCATGCCGGAACAATGGAGGGTTTTGTCATCTGGAAATAAAAGTAGTTTGAAAATCTTCTCCGGGGTGTTTACTCTATTTGGTATCCCGGTGGGTCATGGGACGACATGGAATGAAGTTTGGGAGATCACGGACACTGACAGCGGGATCTCCGTTCTTCCGATGTAGGAGAGTTTCTGATGCTGATCCTGAAGAACAAACGTCGGGCGATGCGGGTCTACAATCTTGACTCGCCGTTCTTCGTTAAGAATCAGAACGAGACACCCTTCGGGAAACCATGCGTTCTGACTTTTCTCGCGTTGGAGAAAAAGGAAGTCGACGACGCTGTGAAGTCGTGCGCTGAAATTCAATCGGCTCTCGCCATCGGCGATCTCCGGGTTTTGACGCCCCAGACTCCGAGGGTGAAGGAGTCGCCGGTTTCAAAGGATTCCGTGGCCAAGACATCGAAGTCAGTGAAACGCTCTGTATCCGAAGACAGTCAGACGTAGACGGTTGATGCCAATTGATTGGTGTAACTCGTCCGCGTCCATAACGAGGAGGAAATCACGATGGCAGAACTTCTGTCTTCGAAAGTCGTCGTCTTCGAAGCCCCGCCGAGCACGCGAAGCCTCCCCACCGTCCCAACCGGCTTGACGGCTTTTCACGGCATCGCGAAGAGCGGCCCCATCGGGGTTTCCACACTCGTGACCTCGTTCGGGGAATATACGAAATACTTCGGTTCTTACGATGCAAATGCCGACATGACTTTTGCCGTAGAGCACTTTTTCAAAAACGGTGGTCGTGCCTGCTTCTGCACCAGAACCAACCATTACACCGATATCACGAATCCAAATTCGCAGACGGCCCTGACATCGTCGGTGGACATCGACGACCGGGGCGGCGCTGCGACACCTGCCATCGTCAATTCGTCGGATGGGCCGTGGCATCTCGACAATGGAGATCACATCGACCTCGATTTCGACGGAGGCGGCACGCAGGTGGCCTCAATTTCCGGAACTCCTGCTGGCGAGGAGAGCGGGAGCGCCGAGACTTACAACTTCTCGGTGGGCGGCGAGGCTCTGACTCTGAAGATCAATAAGGGCTTCATCCAGACCGTGGTCTTTCAGACCGGCGATTTCGTGGCACCAGCCGCAGGAACGGCAGAGGAAGTCGCGGCGGTGATCAACGGTCAAATCGTCGATGGTCAAGCCGTGGTAACCATGACCGGGACGAAAGTTTCGATCTTCTCGGACAAGCTTGGAACCGGTTCCTATGTCGAGATCACCGGAGGATCGGCGAACGTCATCCTCGGATTCCCGACATCGGAAATTCAGGGAACCGGCAATGTGGCCGATGTCAGGAATGTCACGCCCACAGAACTTGCGGCCATCATCACGGCGCTTCCTCCATCGGGCGGTGGAACCGCAACCATCGTCGGCAACAAGGTCAAGTTGACTTCAGGTGCATTGGGTGCATTGGCCGAGATTGACGTCCTCGGTTCGACGGTCCAGCGCGTGACTATATTCACGGTCGGCAGTTATTTCGGGTCCGCTGCGGGGACGACGCCTACCCTTCGGGTGTCGGGTAAAACTCCAGGAGCATATGCGGATAGCCTCTCGATCGTGATTGGAAATGCGACGAGTGGCGATGCCGATGAATTCAATATGGAGATCAAGGAGAACGGAGTGCTCAGGGAGGTGTTTCCCAACCTGAGCATGACGGACACCGATCTGAATTACGTCGAGGACATCGTCAATGATCTCGATACAGGCTCAAATTTCATTGCATGTCTGGATCTCGATTCTCCGGCTTCCTCTCCTGACGACCTTCCGTCCCTCGGGACTTACGTGCCCACGGGCGGCGATGACGGTCTGACTGGCTTGGTGGACATCGATTTCATCGGATCCCAGGCTGGGGGCACGGGATTCTATGCTCTGGACAACATCCAGGACGTGGCAATAGGCCCGCTCTGCCCCAATCGCTGCACATCGGCCGTCCAGAATGCGCAAATCGACTACGCGGAGACCATGCGATCTGGTTCGATGTTCGTGATTCTGGGGCCTCCGGCGGGAAATTCCAAGACCCAGATCGTGACATACGTGGGCACCACGGCCAGTCTGGAGGGCAAATCCGAATTCGGTGCAATCTACTGGCCGCGAACCAGGGTGGTGAATCCATCAACAGTCGTCTACGGGAATGCCTCAACGTTGATCGTGGATCCCGTCGGGTTGATTGCCGGAATGTTCGTGAGAACCGACAACGCGCTGCCCGGTGGTGTCTACAGGGCTCCAGCCGGAATCGAATACGGTCAGCTTCTCGGAGTGACGGGACTCGAAACGGAAGATGTTCTGAATGAGGCCGTCAGGGATTACGTGGATCCTCATCGCATCAACCCGATTACGACCTTCCAGGGCGCTCCGATCTTCGTGGACGGCCACGACACCCTCAAGGGCAACGGAAACTTTCCAACGGTTCCGGAACGCAGAGGGGTCATCTACATCGAGCAGACGATCAAGCGCGGGATGGAAATCTTCCGTCACGCATGGAATGATGTCGGAACTCGGGCGGATGTCTACCGGACCATCTATTCTTTCCTGCTTCTCCAGTTGCGGAGGAGAGCATTCCGCACGAAGGATCCGGCTACAGCCTTTGACGTGGATGTATCGGATGCGCTCAATCCTCCGAGCGAGGAATACGCCGGGAAGTTGAATGCGAAGGTCTCGCTCGCCACGAACAAGCCGAACAAGTGGATCATCTTGGTCTTCAGCCAGGACGTGAGGGCCTTGGAGGAGGAGATAGCTTCCGCGTAATCCCGTGGATCGAAGGCTCGAAGGACAAGGGCCACAGTGAGGAGATCTGAAAATGATAGGTAGACTTCGCCGCTTCGACCTCAAATACAATTTCGAAGTGCAGATCGAAGGAC